AGGATGAAAATGAACAAAGATGGTTAGGTAAAGATGATCAAAATAATGAATTTGTTTGGATATCCTCATCTTTATCTTGGATTTCTACAGGAAACTAATCTTTACTTTTACATAAAAATTTAATATAAATTACGTAGAATGAATCTACAGAATTATTATTATTATTTTCAAAATGCATTAACACCTAGATTTTGTGATCAGTTAGTTAAATATGGAACTGCTCAACAAGAACAATTAGCACTCACTGGTGGACAAACAATTAAAACAGAAAAAAATAAATCTTTATCTAATGAAGATTTAAAAGATTTAAAAAAGAAAAGAGACTCAAATGTAGTTTGGTTAAATGATCCTTGGATTTATAAAGAAATACATCCTTACATTTATCAGGCAAATAAATTAGCAGGCTGGAATTTTGATTGGAATTGGTCAGAATCATGTCAATTTACAAAATATAAATTAAATCAATTTTATGATTGGCACTGTGATTCATGGGAAGGACCATATAATGATCCAAAAAATTTAAATATGCATAATAAAATTAGAAAATTATCAGTTACATGTTCATTATCAAGCCCTGAAGAGTATGAAGGAGGAGAATTAGAGTTTGATTTTAGAAACACTGATCCTGATAAACCATCTATAAGAAAATGTGCTGAAATTGCATCACGTGGGTCAATTGTAGTATTTCCTTCTCATGTATGGCATAGAGTTAAACCAGTAACAAAAGGAGTAAGATATTCATTGGTTGTTTGGAATCTTGGATATCCGTTTAAATAAAATATGAGTTTTAAAAAAAATAAATATATAATTATAAAAAAAGCTATATCAGAAGAACTTTCTAAATTCTGTCATGAATATTTTATGATGAAAAGACAAGTAGCAAGAACTATGTTTGACACACGTTATATTAGTCAATTTACAGAATACTTTGGTGTTTGGAATGATCAACAAGTTCCAGAAACCTATTCACATTATTCTGATATTGTAATGGAAACATTACTTGTAAAACTTTTACCAATCATGGAAAAAGAAACTAAATTAAAATTAAATCCAAATTATTCATATGCTAGAATTTATAAAAAAGGAGATGTATTACATCGTCATAAAGATAGATTTTCATGTGAGATATCTACAACATTAAATTTAGGAGGAGATTCATGGCCTATATATTTAGAACCTTCCGGAAAAGAAGGATTAAAAGGAATTAAAGTAGATTTAAAATCTGGTGACATGTTAGTTTATAAAGGTAGTGAATTAGAGCATTGGAGAGAATCATTTAAAGGTAAAAATTGTGCTCAAGTATTTTTACATTATAATAATTTAAATACAAAGGGAGCTAAAGAAAATATTTATGACACACGTTTACATTTAGGACTTCCAGTTTGGTTTAAATCTAAAATTAATGATCATAATAAATAAAATTAAAAATAGTAAAAAGATTAATAAAGAATTATTAAAATTAATAGAGGAAATTAAAAACCCTTATGTAGATGAATTAGGTAATAATGTATCAAATACGGATTGGTCTTTACCTAAAGATTATAAAAGAAAATATTTAGATTATTTTATTGAAATTATTAAACCTTATTTATATAAAATAAATAAAAAATTAAATTCTAAAGAATTTATAATACATAACTTTTGGTTTCAACAATATTTAAAATTAGATAAACATTCATGGCATACACATGAAGGTGCTAATTTTACTAATATTTATTTTGTAGAATTACCAGATAATTCTTTAACGACTGAAATTTTTAAATATAAAAAAATAAAACTTAATGAAGGAGATTTATTAACTTTTCCAGCCTATTATTTTCATAGATCTCCAATAAATAACACGAATAAAAGAAAAACAATAATATCTTTTAATAGCTCTATAAACGGTTTTATAAAATAGAATTACTTTCAATTAAAGGATACAGTAATTGATCTTCTTTAAAAAATATTTTTCTAAAAAAAGTTATTAAAGTTAATCTGTCTTCTTCTTTATTTTTAATATCCTTAAAACTTTGTGAAGAATGAAAATGATGAGCATCAAAAATTACCATTCTATTTGGTTTTGAATTAACTCTTATTGTTTCATTAAAAAATTTATTATTTTCAATACAAGCCTCGTGTGCTTCTTTTCTCTTTTTTTGATTGTTTAAATCTGTATATGATATTTCTTTTTTAGAATTAAATTCTTCATTAGCATGTGGAAAAAATTCTTTTTTTAAAGAATAAAAATTTGTTCCACAGTCTTCATGTGAAGATAAATAAATAATAGCAGTAAAATCACAAATTTGATGATCCGTATGAATAAACCCAAGATCATAGTTATTGGGTTTAATAAATTGAAATCTTTGATCAGCAATAAAACTAATTTTTCTCCAATCAGAAGGATACATTGTGGCAATAATTTTTGAACACACACGTTGAAAAAAACTAGAATTAAATAAATGCATTGGTTTTGATCTTTCTCCTGGCCAAGCTCCATCTACAGCTATTTCACGATCATTTATTGATAATGCGTAATCTTTAACTCCAGCTAAATTTTGGAAAAAATTATCAGCAATTAATATTGGATATTTCATTATTTATTGTTGCATACTATACTTTTTTTATGTAAAAGCAATATTAAATATACATTAGTTTAAAATGAAAATAGCAGTAATAGGTGCAGGTACAGTAGGAGTAATGTCTGTTTTACATTTTTTAAAATATATCCCTAACTCGGAAGTTACTTGTATATATAGTCCAGATAAAAAAATTTTAGGTATCGGAGAAAGCAGTACAATTGTTCTTCCAGAATTATTATGGAACTCTGTTGAATATAATGTTTTTATTGATTCTAATGAATTAAGTTCTACAGTAAAATTAGGAGTCTGTTATAAAAATTGGAGAAAAAAAGATTTTATAAGTCCTATTCTTCCGACTAAATATGCCATGCATTTTGACAATTTTTCTTTATCAGAAAAAATGTTTAATAGAGCTAAAAAAATTTATGGTAAAAATTTTATAATTTTAAATAAAAATGTAAAAGAATTAAAACAAAATGATAAAGAAGTCACAGTTTTTTTTGATAAAGATAAAAAAATATATGATTATGTAATTGATTGTAGAGGCTATCCAGAGGACTATTCTGATTATCATATTTGTACTTCACTTCCTTTAAATAGGGCTTTTGTTAATTTAATACCAGAACCAGGTCATTGGAATTATACATATCACTATGCACATAAAAACGGTTGGATGTTTGGAATTCCTTTAACTAATAGACAAGGTTGGGGTTATTTATTTAATGATCAAATAACTTCTGAACAAGAAGCTATTGATGAAATTAATGAAATATTTAAATCAAATAAAAGTAAAAAAGATTTAAGAGATTTTAAATTTAAACCATTCAGATCAAAAAGTTTTTTAAATAATAGAATTATAAAAAACGGTAATAGAGCGATATTTTACGAACCTTTGGAAGCACTGTCTGGTTCTTTTTATGATAGTATTAATAGATTTTTTTATGATTATATAAATAAAAACATGGAGCATGAAACAGTAAATATACTTCTTGATGAAAGAGCAAAACAATATGAAAATTTTATTGCTTGGGTTTATAATCAGGGCTCTATCTATAATACAAAGTTTTGGAAACATACAAATAAAATAACAAGTAAACATTTTAAAAATAATTCGACTTGGAATATTACAAAAGAATATTTAAAAAAAAATAAAAAAGAATATAAAGAAAATATTTATAAAACTTGGCCTTTTAATAGAATAGCATGGGAGATATTATTTAAAGGTTTTGATACTATTTTATAAATAGTTTAATTAATAGATAGGAACTTATCAAATACATGAAAGAATATAGTTTAAAAGAAGTAAAATTAAAGGAATTAGTTAAAAATATAGACTAGAATATTATCTTATTTAAAAAACAGTGCTATAATAAGCACAAATATGCCATTAAAAAAGATACCTTTACCTCCAGGTTTTGATAAGAACGATACGGCCTCTCAAGCAGAGGGACGCTGGATTGATGGAGATAATGTACGTTTTCAATA